GCCCCCATTGCCGCTGTTTCTGCGGCAATGGCAGCAGCATTGGTAACAGTTGCCGCTGTTTCAAGTTTAAGTGCTTGTGCTATTGCAATGGCAGCTGCTGTCCTTGCAGCACTGATTTTAGCAGCCATCATTACCAGTAGTTCCAGTCCAGAAGTAGCTCCTTTAAGTGCAATAAGACCAAAAACTATCTTTTTTATAAGAGGACTGGCATTGCCAAGAACCTGCATAAAGGAACTTATGCCTTTTATTACTGGGGTAAAAATCATACCCCCTTCTTTAAGAATAGTTAAAAAAGCCTCTCTTATCTGCTTTAAGGATACCATCATTGTATCCATTGCTTTTCGAGATGCCTCATTAGTAGCACCAAATGAATTTAATTGTTCATTATAGTCTGTTGTCAATCCCCCCATATCATTTAAAAAGACTGCGGCAGCTTTGAATCCTCTTATGTCTCCAAATATTTTAGTAAGAACGTTTTCTGGAAGTTTTGATATTTCTCTAACAGCACCAACTAAACCAACAGTTCTTAAATGAACACTAGAAAGTTCTATACCATACTTAGCAGCAGTTTCTGTTGCCTCTTTTGTTGGTTTAATAAAAGCACGAATAAAACCATTGAAGTGTGCCATAGCACGGTTGGCATTTATACCATTTCTTGTAAGTGTTTCTACACCAGCGTTCATTTCTTCAACAGAAAGCCCGGCAATGTGAGCCACCCCCGTTATTTTGCCTATATTTCTGGCATATTCTTCTGGTGTCATAACACCACGCTTAATAGCCTGAAACATCTTATCAGAAATTGCACCAACCGCATCAGCAGACATACCAAAAGAGTTTATGATAGTTGTCAAAGCACTGGCTGTTGTTCCAGTATCCGTCATACCAGCTCTAGCCGCTTTCATTGACGTTTCTAATACTTTTTGTGCTTTTGATGCTGGAATAGATGCGGATATAATATCATACAACCCCTTTGATATTGTTTCGGCACTTTCACCATATTTTATTGAAAGGGATTTTACTGAATTAGCAAATTGGGGTAAATATTGAGAACTGGAACCAGAAAGAAGGGTACTTATATTGGCCATCTGTTCTTGAAACTTGGCAGCCTGCCATACTGCAGCACCTATGGCCACACCTGCACCCACAAAAGCTATTTTAGCCTTGTGTTCCATGCTATCGAGATGATTATTAACCCCCATTAAATCACCCTTGAGAATATTAATACGGGTTTTAAGGCGTGTTAGTCCACGTGCCTTAAATAGAACATAAAGATTTGCTAATGAAATATTTGCCATTTATTATGCTATTTCTTAAATAATGGTTTCTTTTTTATCTTTTTACCGGGTACAATGTTTATACCCATTTTTTCAGCCTCAGCCATCGTTTCTTCAAATGTTCTTCTTGCTTTTCTTCCCTTACTGTTTTTATCACCATTAAACATATTGAATATTTCAAATAAGTCCATAAATCTGGTATTGTATTCAACAATGGTCAGATTCATTATCTGTTCTTTTGTATACCCATACCCATAACAAGGATGTTGCAGCACGGATACTATAAAGTCCCACTTATAGGGGTCTCCGGCTGAGTCTGCTCTAAAGGGAGTCCATCCCCACTTTCAGTACCACTCAAAAGAGACATTATTTCTGTCATATCTATTTCGTTAGCATATTTTCTAATTTCATCTAGTGAGGAATTTTTAAATTTTTCATTTTTAAGTAAAACACGCCAGAGAGAAAATACCATACCGTTTAATGACATTTCAAAAATGGATACTTCTTCCTCAGTAGGTTGTTCTGCGGCCATTTGTTTAAGAATGTTATAATATGTTACATCCTTTTTCTCATCTTTGCATATATCCCTAAATGACTTAATCTTCTCATTTCTGATATAATTAATCATTTCCACCAAATCTCCTAGAGTATGTGGACGTACTATAATGGTTTCTTTTTGTCCATTCAGTGTAAGCTCTATAGTAGTTTGGGGGTCTAACGCTTTTCCAATATCATTTGTTGCCATTTTTATTTCTCCTTATTAGAAATATTTACATTGTTTCAGCGAAATACAATTCGCCAGTTCCTTGAAATTTTATTTCTTCATTTACAACTTCATTTACATTAACGTTATAGGTGTTTCCAATTAATAATCCTTGTCCAATAAAACACTGATTGTCATCATTTTCATTTTTTGCCATATATAGGGTTATCATTGCCATATTGCCAACCCTATCAAGGTCATTTGTCATCCAATATGCTTCCGCATTACCAGACCACTGATGAAGTCCTGCAATATACTCACGAAAACCACTTGAACAGAAATCTGTGGTTTCATCGGCAGCACATGCTATATCCATTGCCCAACTATATAATCCAACACAATCCGCATCAGACGGTAGATGATTATATGAGGCTATTAAAGTACTATTTTGATAGGTTACGTTTATTCTTTTGTTGGCTACAACACTAACACCTGGAAGTGTTTGACCACCTTTAAAGATATTTACGTAATTTATATCAAAATCATCAGTATTCAAAGTAACATAATTGACAGTACTGGAAATATCACTCTCTATAAGAGAAATAGTGTTCAAAAACACGTTTTTTCCATAAAAACAGTATGCTACTGGATAGTCACCATACATATCTGACAGTATTGGAATATGTATATCATCAAAATCAGTAAATTCACTTATAGCCCCATCCAGCTTTATCATAAGTCTGGATGAGCTTGTTTCAATGCTATTTACATTTGAAAAAGCAGCAGAACCAAATTTTCCACACAAAACTGCCAAAACTACTATCCTTTTAAAACAACAGCCTACAGAGGGTTTTACGCCTTTGTAGGCTGTTTTAATCTATCAATAACAACTTTAACTGAACTGATATAATTCAGCCTACCTGTTCCTCTGACTAATTCCTTACGCAGATTCAGATATTTCGCCAGTTCCCTGAAAATTGACAGTCTGTGTTACAACACCATCAACACTAACAGCAGGGCTAATCTGTGTAAGAAGAGCATTGCCTGTATAGTAGTGAGAAGCACTGTCATAAAGGTGAATTGGTGCAATTGAACCAACATTTGAAACACTAAGTCTAGTTGTTCCATCTACATACAGTTCAAGACTGCCAGACCATTGTTTTAGTCCAGCGATATACTCACGATATCCACTTGAACAAAAGTCAGTTACTTCAGTTGCATCTGCTTGTATATCCAGTGACCATGAGTGTGTACCCATGTTACATTCACTGAGGAAGTCAGATATTGTTACTTTTCCGAGTTTACCATGTATTGCGGCCATTTTTTTCTCCAAAAATCAAATTATTTATAGAACGTTCTTAATTTTTCTTAAATTTACTCAAAATTTATATACAACCAACTAATTTGGTTGATACATCACATTATATTGAAGATATCCAGTCCAACAGTCGGAATTAAGCATCGGACCCACTTCAAAGTTTCTTAAACAACTTATATGCGTACTATCACTATATGTAATAGACGCATTATTCATAGTGTCATCAACAGTATCCATTATACTTAAAATAGTTGCCACACTTCCCTTTTCCATATAAATATTAATATCTACCGGAATAGTATAAAACGTATTAGCATCACAAAAAGCATAACTAGGTACTTCATTTGACACGCTAAATACAAGCCATGGAAGTTTTTTATTCTTATCAACACTTCCATAGGCAATTGTACCCACCTGTGTGGTAAGGTCTGAATTGCTTCTAAGTTTCTGATTAATAGCTCGTATTACGTCTTTCATTCGTCAGAACCCATACCCATTAATGTTAATCCAGCAGTATATTTTGCTATATTTACTTGACTTTTTGCAAAAATCTGCCCAAAAGTCAACATTACTTTATTAACAGCATGTGCAAAGAAAGGTCTTTTTGCCATTTTTACTGTTCCAAACTCAAGATGGACAGCATGGGGGGCAAGTAATTTATTGGTATAAACTATACTTTCAGCACCATCCAAATCCTTTGTAGCATCTGTTGTAATACTGTTATAAAGCCTGCCTGTATCTATATAGGGGGGTTCTTCTGGGTTAGACCTAGTAGAACCACCACCATATGGCATGGATTTTTTCATCTCATTGGCAGATTCTTTGGCAAGCATAACCACAACATCATACGATGTTAGGTCAAGAGCTTTATTTACTTGTTCACCATGCCATTGCAACATTTTTAAGACCTTATTTCCGGTTTTAAAACTTTTAACCAAATTTCTTTATGATGTCCCATATAATCTATATCATTAACAGCAACTGTAAGATATTGTGTGCCATTAAAATATATTCTATCTGCCTCTACTATATTATATCCATTTTCCACAAAAAGTTTATGAGTACATTCTATTCTTTGTGAACCTTGATAACCACCATAGTCGCCATTTCCAGTCATTGGCTCAAGTCTACCGGGTACTGCCGAATATTTATCTATTTCACTGGAATAAGACCCACCAAAGGCATCTGAAACAGATGTAGTGGATTTTACAACAACAGTATTGTTCATAAGTGATTTAAATGACATTACTTATATTCCATTAAAAGGCAAATATACGTCTATATGGATTAAGTTTTACGTTAATTGTGGTAGGAATGGTCTTGCTAATACTGTCTCCGAAAATATTACCTGCATAACTAGCATGTTTGTAGCTATAATCACCTATCTTTTCGGTTTCATACGCCATATCCGCTGAAACAGAGTTATATAAATATTTTACTAACTCCAATGCAGCAGATTTAAGTCCATTTGGAACAGTCTCATATCCGGCTCTATAGTTAATATAAATATCTCTAATACCCTTTCCCCAACCAAAAGCATTATATAAAATAGCGTTCTTTTCTGATTTTATTTGATAATCCCATCCAGAATCCTCTGGTATTTTAATATAAGCATAACTATTTCTTACATTTAATGCAGGAGTGTTTACAATATCCTCGGCAGGAAAGTATTCATAATTCTCTGCCACAACAGCAGACCAACCTGAAACAGCGTTTATTCTCACACCTACATCAGAAATAGTGGTAAAATCACTTCTAGTAAGGGTATGTGTGTTCCATTGTCCTCCTGCCGCATCCTTTAATACAACACTTGAGCTATTTACCTGTACGGTAGCGGGAACGGTGTCATCTCCATATCTGACTGTAATAACATCCTCTATTCCCTGTGAAAGGCGTGTTACTTCAATTAAAGGATAGTTATTTAAAACAAGGTCATAGAACCCCTCACCATTATGAGCCTCATTTGTTATATTTGTGGCATTAATCACTGTACCAAGTTCCGCTTCAATCATTGAAGTAGCTTGGTCATTCATCATGTTTAACAAGTCATCATAATCACTACTTGTTATGGACATGTATGTTTTTATATCACTAAGGGATACTATATTGGACATTACCTTGTACCTTGCTATATTATAGCTAATATATTTATTTTATGAGTTTGAAAATAAAATGCAAAATAGCTGTTATTACCACAGGTATAATAACTGTTATTGCATAAACCTTTTTACTCACACTATTTAAAGTTTTATGGTCTTCATCCCATATTTCTTTTTTTTGAAGAATAGGACAACCTAAAGCATGTGTTTTTATCTTTTCTTCAGTACTTCTGTTAAATTCCGATAGCTTGTTTTCAAGCGTTCTGTTGACTTTTTGTTCAATCTCGTCGCTAGCACGATTTACAGCACTTTCTACCACATTTCGTATAAAGTCTTTAAGAGACATATTTATTACAATATGTTCGTCTGATATTGGGTCAGGTTTATTATTGAAATTCATGTTTATTTTTCCATGATAGTATTGTAAAGATTTTTAAATTCTGTTACCATTCTTATTGGGTCAAATGACTCTTCAGCCATTTTTCTATTATTTTCGGCACAAAGTTGCTTATTGTTCTTCCAATCATTATATGCACGTTCAATTGCCTGTGCATATTCATCCAGATTCTCTGGATTTGCCTTGTAGGGCGTAAATCTGTTGTCAGACCCTGCCACAGTATTAATTCCCATAGAAAGTGCCTCACGAACAGTCCTAGTGGCAATTACATGTGGTGTGACAAACAAGTCTGCGGCATTATATACATTGTATAAACTTTGAACATGAGGCTTTATATCACCTATCATTCCCTCTGCCTGCATTAGTCTTACTAGAGTAGACCAACCTGATTTATTGGGAAAAGCATATATATGTAGTTTACAATTCTTGTGTGTTTTATGAAATTTGCGATATGCGTTTAAAACATAATAAGGGTCTTTGTCTAAACGCCACACATCTGTCATAACTATGTTACATTCGGCCATTTTTCCATCAAAATTATAGTTACTTGGTGTTCTCTGCCATCTATTGAGGTCTACACAACATTGTATAAAATGCAACTTTTCTTTAAAGAGAATATCAAGATAATCCATATATTCAGGCCAAAGAGTTACAGCAGCCTTTAGATTTGGATTAGAATACATCTGTGCATAAGTAGAATACACATGACTATCTCCAGCATTTTCCATGAGAATCGAAGAATATGGCCTACCGTGTGCTATATGAATAAAGGGTTTATTATATTTTTGGTCATAACCATATATTCCACTGTGACTTACAAGAATATCAGCATGTTTTAGAAAAGATTCTGGTACACTACAGCAACCCCTGTCCTCAAATCCCACATACATACCTGTAGGTATATTTGCAGACCGTTCACCAAGATTCATAAGAGTTTTACATTTAGGACACTCAATAGTGTTTGGAACTGTGGACTCTTTGGGAAGAATCTCGGGTCTTGGGTCAAAAAGATAACTATCTAAACCTATTTTTCTCTCAAATGCAACCTGTTCCCGTGTAGTTTCATATAAGCCACATTGAAAGGGTGAAATTGCCGCAATATGTACTATTTTTAAGCTCATTTAATCCTTTTTCTCTTTTTTATAACAATGTCACCCATCGCTATTCCTTGGGCAAGGGCCTTTTTCTTCTGATTAGCAACAGTACCATCTGTGTAACATTTACCACCGTCACCCCATTTGTAGCCAGGTTTTCCATTCAATTGACATTGTTTAATTGGCATCGTTTAGTATTTCCATTCATATTTTAATTATTTTTTGCATACTATATTATACACAAGCACTTTTAAAAAAGATTAAAAATTATTTATTTTTTTATATTTTTTACTTGACAAACATTATTTTTGTGGTATAATATTAAACATTTTTTATAAACCACCTAGAACTGGCAATGTTGACTGTATTCCATCAGCATGGGGTACCTGTGAATATCTGTCTTTTTTCAGTTCTTTTGCTAGGACACTGCAATTTTGCTGTAGGGTATTATTTGGTTTCTTTTTATTGTATTTTATAAAATAAGAGGTTAATGCCCCCTGTGGCTCGCCGTTTATAAAAGCATCGGCAGATGTACCATTTTCCTGACATCCGGCAAGAAATGCCATATTAAGTTCTTTATTGTCAAACAACAGTTCTTTTGTTACAGATTTTTTGGAAAGTGCTGAATTTATACGCCAAAGAACATCTTGTGGGGGAGTAAGTGGGTAGTTTCTGGTCAGTATTTCAACATTTTTATTAAGATTTCTGGAATGACAGCAATCGGCTATCCAAAGAAAATAGACATTTTTTGGAACTCTTTTAAATATTTCTACAAACTCTTTATCAGTAATATATGTATTGGGTTCCCAATTAAAATCATGGCAACACACTATTTCTGATAATCCATCTAATTCCCCATCACCAGTACGCTCGGCAATTTGTGCTCCATGTGAGGAATTGTGAAATAAAATAGCGTCATTTTCTTTCAAATCATCGGTAAGCCAATAAAGTCTATCTAATATCTGTTTTTTTGTAGCCCGCTCATTCAGAAGAAGACGAACATTATCTTTCTGAAATCCATAGAAATCTGTTATATAATTGGCTATATTCATGGAGTCATTGACACAACCATTGAGATTGCCGCCGTTTTTATATATGTTTATTCCAAAAGAAAAAGCACGTTTTGGATTAAATTTTGGAAAATTGTTTTTCTTTTTAAAAATATTGCACATTATAAATATATCCAGTACTTTTTATATCTGTCTAGATAAAACACAAGGGTCTTTGCTTCTGAATAGACTCTTAGTCCCAACATAGTCCCGACTACACTAGTGAAGCCGGTTGTAGTAACAGTTACCGGCAGGGTTCCGGTTGCAACACCATTGGTATAAGTTGTGGTTCCATTGAACCCATAGTGAACCCATTCCGACGTGTCATTTGTTCTCCACCAGTATTCATATCCAGTAAGAGGTATGGATGTCCATGTTATTCCGCCATTTGTGAACACCATTTCGTTACCAACAACTGCGTTAGTTATTGTTAAGTCACGCTCATTTTTACTGATATCTTTAGTGCCATCAACAATAGAAAGTTCAACACTAGTGTCTAATAGGTCTACGTATTTGCCAGTTGTATCTACGTATCCCCACCTAATATATGGTAATGCAGACCGACGAATCTCAAGGAGTTCGTCGAAAGTTTTTGTCGTGTTGTAGTATCTTACTTGGCTTATCATATCACACCTGCTTCTGGCTGAATAGTGTTATTTGAAAGCCACTCTTGCCAAAGGGCATCATCATCCGTCTGAAATACTACTGCGGCGGCGTCAATGTCAAGTTTGCTTATATCACAGCGATAGACAACCATCACTTCGCAACCATCAACAACATATTTTTCCAACGGCACATGTCCCTGCGTTCCAGCCTGTATGAGTTGCAGCTCAAAATCAGCTGGTATCCCGGTCGAGATGTCTATACCAAGAGTTGCTATGTCAAATACGTTGTATTTCATAGTAAATCCTCCATAGGCACATATTCAGCAATGCTGCCATTTTTTACCCTGTTCAGCCGTGCGGTCAAAAATGTATCAACGTTGGTAGGGACAACATATTTGTAAATTCGCCCGCCTGCTATTTGCCCGTTTGTTTTATTTGACGGGGCTACCCCAACTTTTGAACCCAATGCACCAAGCGACAATGGGGCTGTATTAGTAACATATGGTTGCGTTAAATCATGCAGTGCTTTAACGGTTGAAATAACTCGCCAAGTTGTAGCCGCAGCTTTATACATGCCTATGAATATTCCAATATTGGCTGCAATTTTTGCCTCAATTACCGATTGGCTCCATGCAGTGTAAATACCGGAAGTGTACATGTACCAAGCATCGCCAGTATAACGTTTAAAACTTAGACCAGCAACAATTTGGCTTTTGAGTTGCGTCGAAAAATTGCA